GAGGCGGCGGAGGTGCTGGTTCTTATTGGGCAAGTAATATAAGTGGTAGTAGTAATACTTATGGAGGAGGGGCCGGCGGTTCCGGTATTATTGTTGTTAGATATAAAACATAATAAAATCTTCCTTTAATTTATTGTTAACCTATGTCTAATAGTTGATAAATATTCTATATATAGTCGCCGTTATAGGATAATTAAATGAGTTATATTGGATATGATGTAGGTTTTCAAAAAGCATTTACAATGGATGAATTTACTGGTACGGCCGGTGTATCTGTTTATCCATTAAGTACCCCTAAACCTTTAAATGAACGATCAATTTTAGTTGTTGTAGATGGCATTGTTCAAAAACCTTTTTATTCATATACATTAGATTCGAATAGCGATCTAAAATTTGATGGTACCACTATAGGTGGTGAAATGATCACGATCACTCATCTTGGCCGCCCGGTTACGATGGGTGTTCCATCAGATGGTTCTATTGTAAGTAGTCATTTTAGTAATATAGATATAACATTTCCTGCTAATATACAAACAGGACAAGGTGATGAATTAACATTCCAATATGATAGTACTACACCAACTGCAACACAAGGTATTATATGGGATAGAGGCGGCGGTACAGATGTATACTTACGATATAATCCTACAACAAATATATTAGAATCTAACGTAACAATAGGATCTGGAGGCGGCGCTTCTAGTATAGATGATTTAACAGATGTAGATATAACAACAACAGCACCCACGACCGGCCAAGTATTAGTATGGAATGCAACAAATAGTGAATTTGAGCCAGGCGCGCCGGCGGCAACAAGTATAGGTGGCTTATCGGATGTAGATATAACTACAGCGGCACCAACAGCAGGACAAGTATTAAAGTGGAATGCAACAAATAGTGAATTTGAACCTGCAGACGATGTTGATACAACATTAACTTTGTCTGCAGAAAGTATAGGTGCTTTAGGTGATGTTGATATAACAACATCAACACCTGCAGATGGCGAAGTATTAAAATGGGATGCGGCAAATAGTGAATTTGTTCCAGGTGTAGCAGCCGCGGCATTGTCATATAGTTCATCTACATATATAGGAAATGGAACATTGGCAGCATATGCAATTCCGACAGGACATACAGTAGATGATGTATTAGTATATTTAAATGGTGTTGCACAAGTACCAACAACAGATTATACAATTGCTACTACAATTTTAACTTTTGGCATTGCTCCATTAACAGGGCAAAGCATTGTATTTAGATTTTTACCAGTATAATAGGATATAATAAATGGGAAAAGAAAGAGAGTTAGCAGATTTATTAAACCATGGTCTCAGTTCGGGAGCAGATAGTACTATTGGTACTAAAGATAATTTTGCAATAGGAATTGAAACTAATGATGTAGTTAGATTAAATATATCAAACGAAGGATTGCCTGAAGTTACAGGCGGTCTCAATTCACATAATAAAGAAGTATCATCTGATATTACAACACCCACAGATTATAATGTTATGACTGCTGGACCTATGTCAATAGCGTCCGGCGTTACTGTTACATTAGGAGCAGGTGGAACATGGACAATAGTATAAAATGAGCACACTACGATTAAATAAATTATCATTTTTTGATTCTTCAGACAGTTCTGTTGCAATAGATACTGGAAGTATATTAACTGGTACGGCAGCACAATTTAAAATTACTGGAGGCACAGCAAATCAGGCATTAGTAACAGACGGCGCTGGTAATTTGTCATTTACTGATGTTACATCTGATCCAACAATGGGCGGTGATTTAACCGGTCTTGCTTCTAATGCACAAATTGTTGCAAATGCAGTAGGTACAGTAGAAATAGCAACAGACGCAGTCACAGCAACTGAAATTGCGGCAGGTGCAGTTGGTTCAAGTGAAATAGCAGCCAATGCAGTTGGCAGTTCAGAAATAGCAACAGATGCAGTTGGCTCAACAGAGATAGCAACAGGTGCTGTAGGTGCAACAGAAATAGCATCTACAATTGATTTATCTAGTAAAACGGTTACATTGCCAGCAGCTAGTGTAACAGCACATATACCAGTCACTCCAACTGTTACATCTTTAACATATCCAGGAAGTGCTACTAATTTAGCACCAGCAGGCGGCGAAACATTAATTATTACTGGAACTAATTTTATATCAGGTATGGAAGTAGAAATAGGTCTGGCAGCTGCACCTACAGTAACAGTAGATTCTGTAACACAAATAACAATTACAACACCGGCATTAACATCTGCTACATATACTTTAGTTGTAATTCATCCAAATGGACATAGAGGATCAATATCTGTTTCTTATTCAGATGCTCCTTCCTGGACAACCGGCGCTGGTGTATTAGGTAGTATGACTGAATTAACAGCAGGATCATTTACAATAGTAGCAACAAGTGATTCTACAATTACATATGCACAACAATCAGGAACATTACCTAGTGGTATTACATTGGCTCCATCGACAGGTATTATTAGTGGAACAGGAACAAGTGATTTGGCGGCAGACACCTTATATAATTTTACTATGCGGGCAACTGATCAAGAAAATCAATATTCAGATAGAAGTTTTGGTATAACAGTTAACGTAGTACCTTCCATTACAAGTTTGGATTATCCTGGCGACGATACAGCATTAGATCCAGCTGGTGGACAGGAGTTAATTATTACTGGTGCTAGTTTTGAAGCTGGTATAACAACAACAATAGATAGTACAAGTGTTGCTGTAACTAGAGATTCTGCAACACAATTAACTATTCCTAGCACACCAGCAAAGGCGGCAGGAGTATATACAAATGGACTTGTTGCAACTAATCCAAGTGGATTAAGTGCAACAGCAAATATCGATTATTCAGACTTACCAGTTTGGACAACACCAGCAGGCGCAATAAGTGGCGGTCCTTTCTATCAAGAAGAAGTAATAAGTGTAACTGTTGTGGCAACAGGAGCTGGTCTATTAACATATGCTTTAATTAGTGGTACATTACCTACTGGTACTACATTAGATGCAAATACAGGTGTTATTAGTGGAACAGTAGGAACACATGCTGATGAAACTACATATAATTTTACTATTGAGGTAACAGATACTCAAAATCAATCAGTAAGCAGAGCATTTAGTATTTTAATTGAAGTTGCATTCCCAGTAAGTAATTCACTTAGAATGAATTCACAAATAAGTCCATACTATATGACTAGGGATTTTCAAGCAGGAGGCGATCCAGAGAATTGGACTATTAGTTGTTGGATTAAACGTGGAGGCGATGGTATAGGTTCTAACGAAACTATATGGGGTTCTAATAAAATTGGTAGTGAAACCAGTGATTGGGTACGACTAGGGTTTGATGATAATAATAGATTAAAATTCCATGTTAAAATTAATGGTGGACTTAATACAGATATGGTAACTTCTAGATTTTTTAGAGATACTTCTGCATGGTATCATATAGTTGTACATTGGAATACTCCTGTAGGCGTTATTCAAGCTGATAGAGTAAGGATATATGTAAATGGTTCTCAAATTACATCTTATGTTACGGAACAATATCCAAGTTCTGAAACTGAATGGTCTAGTATGGATCTTTCAGAAGGTCGATTTTATATTGGTGATTTGCCCAACACAGGCGATAACTGGGATACATTGAGCGGTTATATGTCAGAACTTAATTATGTATCTGGTCAATCTTTGACTCATACTAGTTTTGGAAGAACAGACAATGATACTAACCAATGGCTAGCAAAAAAATATTCAGGAGCATTTGGTACTCTTGGATTTTATTTAGATTTTAAATTACCTGAAACGTCTAACACTTTTGTAGATAGTTCTACAAGTGCTTCTAATGTTCATTCGTTTGTAACAACCTCTACACTAGCAATTGATTATCTAGTAGTTGGTGGCGGAGGTGGAGGCGGAGCTAATCGCGGAGGCGGTGGTGGAGGCGGTGGTGTTTATACCGGAAGCACATCTCTTTCTGCAGGAACCCATGCAATAACTATTGGTAAAGGTGGTGATGGTCGACCATATGGAGCGGTACAAGGTATTGGCGAAACAGGCGGAACTACGCAATTTAGTAGTATTCAATCAGCAGGCGGCGGAGGCGGTGGTTCTGATTATGGTAATCCTTCTAATTCACCGGGAGCTCCTGGTGCATCTCCTGGTGGTTCTGGAGGAGGCGGTGGTTGTCGAGAAAATCAACAAGTACAGAGTGGCGGCGCCGGTGCAGGAAACGGTGCTGGTGCTGGAGGAGCAAGTAATGCTTCCCAAAACTATTCTGGTGCAGGCGGCGGTGCTAGTGGTACTGGTTCGGCTGGTTCCGGTGCTGGTGGATATCCGGCTCCAAGAAATGGAGGACCAGGTGTAAATAATGATTATCGAACTGGCAGTAATATAGGCTATGGTGGCGGTGGTGGCTCTGGTAATAATGGTTATTCCATGTGTGGAGGAACCCATGGTGGCGGCCACGGCGGAAATGCAGATGGATGGTTTCCTCCCGGGCATGGATTTCCAGGAACTGGTGGCGGAGGAGGTGGTGGTGCCGGCGATACAGGCAATGGAGGCTCAGGTGTTGTTGTTATTAGATACGTAGCAGGTTCGCCACAAGCAACGGGTGGAATAATAACAAGTCATGGTGGTTATCAGGTTCATACATTTACCTATGGTAGAGGTACACATAGATATCCTACGGCAAATGGTAACGTACATCATAATGCTGGAGTATCTAAATTTAATACAACTTCAATAATGTTTGATGAGAGTAATAATGGTGATTATATTTCATTTCCGAGATCAGTTGAATGGGATACAAGAGCAGAAGATTTTACTATAGAAACTTGGGTTAAATTCGACCCTACGGCCGGCGACCAGATAATTGCAACCACTACTACCTCTAATCAAGAGAATGTACAACGGTTTGTACGTAATACCAACGGTACGATGGGATGGGACAATTATCGAGCTGAAGGTGATGGCGGCGGTCAAAGTTATAGTTACAGTTTAATTACAGCTGCTACTATAGCAGATGCTAATTGGCATCATGTTGCTGTTGTAAGAGACAGTGATACAATGCGATTTTATATAGACGGTGTAGCAGATGCCAACACAACAAGCATAGGTACCGCAGAACTTTTTTCACATCAACAGGACCTAGTAATAGGAAGATATAGAGCTAGTGAACCTGTTTGGCTAGATGGTTATTTAGATGAATTTAGATGGTCTAATGTTTGTCGTTATCCTGACGGTACTACTTTTTCTGTACCTACTACTACATTTACAGAAGATGATAATACACTTCTTTTAATCCATTCCAATTTTGAAGGAGGAATTGGTAAAGATGGTTCTGGTAATAGTAATAATCTTGCTACAACCGGTATAGTATTACATGATCAAGTTGAAGATTCGCCTACTAATAATTGGGCAATAATGAATAAACTTACAGCCCTTGCTGATAATTCAGGAGGTACTGTTCCTTTACGGCATGCTGGGTTAGGCTCAGAAATTTGGGGCGGATGGGCAAGAATTGATACCACACTTCATGCTCCTAAATCAGGTAAATGGTATGCAGAATGGCATATTGGGCCGCAATATAGTACTGGCCAGCCATACCATACTTCATATGGTGTATTAACTTCTAGAGCTACTACACCAGGAAATGTTTCTTGGTGTTCTGTTTGTTGGTATAGCAATGAAATATCTAGTTCTACTGATGGTTCCAATTCTACTATTGCTTCGGCACCTAATTTGGCATTTGGTGATATTATAGGTGTTGCATTAGATGAAGACAATAGTGAAGTACGTTTTTATCATAATGGAGTAGAAATAAGTGGGTCACCTTTTCCATTACCAGATACATATTTAACATATGGTTTTGGTTCGCGATCATATGATAAACAAAGATTTATATGTAATTTTGGTCAAGATGCTACATTTGTAGGATATAAATCACCAGGAACAGTATATGCAGATGCTAACGGATTGGGAGAATTTCATTATCAACCACCGACTGGAGCATTGGCACTTTGTACAGCAAACTTACCTGCTGTAACAATAGTACCACAAGAACATTTTAAACCAATAATTTATACTGGTACAGGAACAACACACAATGTTACTGGTGTAGGATTTAAACCAGATTTTACATGGTTAAGAAATTATTCAGCTGGTAGTGGAGGCATGTGGTTAGATTCTATAAGAGGTGTAGATAAATTTTTACAAACATCTAATAACAATTCTCAAGCAGATGATTCGGCTGGTTCAAATTTTGTAAGTTGGGATAGTGATGGATTTACTGTTGCAAATGCAGGAAATTTAGCAAATACAACTGGTGAAAATTATATTTCATATAACTGGTTAGCAGGCGGTGCGACACCGACTCAAACATATGTTGTTACTGTCGCCGGTTCTCAAGATTATTATATTGATGGATTTGCTACTGCTAAACCAGTATTAGATTTACAAGAAGGCGGTACATATATATTTGATGAATCAGATAGTACTAACAGTTCTCATCTGTTTGCTTTTTCAACTACAGCAGATGGTACATTTGGCGGTGGTGCCGAATATATAACAGGCGTAACTCATACAGGAACACCAGGACAAGCAGGAGCAAAGACTACAATTACTGTGGCAGCAAGTGCTCCACAACTATATTATTATTGTAAATGGCATGGATCTATGGGTGGTACTGCAAATACAACTGTAGGTGGTTCAAGTAATTTCCAAGGAACAACATCTAGTATAGTAAGTGCAAATCAGACTGCTGGATTTTCCATTGTTAGATTTACAGGAGGCGGAGCTCAAACTACAATAGGCCATGGATTAAGCCAAGCACCTGATTTAATAATTTTAAAGAGATATAATTCGAGTGGTAATTTTAATGTTGGTAATAATGCTGGCGGTGTATCGGGTACAAATACAGCCGATGAACAGGAATTTGCACCTAACTCAACTTACTTGACTCTTAACAGTATGGAGCCAAGTGCTGATGGTTCAACAGGTTGGGCAGACACTAATCCAACATCTACTGTATTTACAATAGGAACAGACGGTGAATGGAGTGGATCAGGTGATGATTTTATAGTATATTGTTTTCATCGTGTAGAAGGTTTAACAGAATTAGGTAGGTATAGAGGTAATGGAAATGCAGATGGCGAACATATATATACTGGATTTTATCCTTCATACGTTATGATAAAAAGATTTGATTCTGGTGATCATACATTGTTAACTGATAATCTTAGAGCAGGAAATACATATAACCATGCTGGTAATCATGACTTTTTTAACGTAGATTCAACTGATACCTCTGGTAGAAGAATAGAATTATTAGCAAATGGTTTTAAAATTACAGAAACAGATGTAGATTCAAATACAGAAAATGGCCAATATTTTTATTGGGCAATAGGAAGTCAACCATTTAAATATGGTAACGCGAGATAATATATGAGTACATTAAAATTAGATTATTTAGAAGCAGGACACGGAACAGATATTACTATTAATACTGGTACTACCCTTATTGGTACTACAACACAGTTTAAAATAACAGGCGGTACTGCTGGTCAAGCATTAATAACAGATGGTTCTGGCGGCTTAACTTTTGCTCAAGTAGATGCCTTACCAGCACAATCTACTCAAGCAGGTAAATTTCTAACAACAGATGGCAGTAATGCAAGTTGGGGATCTGTAGATGCATTGCCTACACAAACAGGACAAGCAGGTGAATTTTTAACAACAGATGGATCATCTGCAGATTGGATATCAGATGCTGGGCAAATTGAAACACCTGGCAATTATTATAAAAATTACAATGAAATTGCTGTTGCAACAACTACTACAGTTCCAACAACAGAAAATGGTATTATTTTTGGTCCTATTAATTCTACAGCAGAATGGACAATTAACGGCACATTAGTAATATTGTGAATGAATAAATATATAAGAGAACTATATTATGGCAAGTAAACTTTTAGTAAATGAACTTCAGGCCGCAACTGGTAGTGAAATAACTATTGCAGCTGGTACATCTCTTACAGGTGGTACTAATGTATTTAAAATAACTGGTGGTTTAGCAGGCCAAGCATTGATAACAGATGGCGCTGGTAACATATCATTTGGTGCGGCAATACCTTCTGTTACAGGACAATCAGGTAAGTTTTTAACAACAGACGGAACACTTACATCATGGGATACAGTTGATGCATTACCTACTCAAACAGGTCAAGCAGGTGAATTTTTACAAACAGATGGCACCTCGGCAACTTGGGAAGCAGTAGATGCATTACCTACTCAAACAGGTCAAGCAGGAGAATATTTACAAACTGACGGTACAACTGCAACTTGGGAACCAGTTGCTAGTGGCGGCGCGGCATATGATGTTGCTTCTACATCAACTGGATATTTTGATGTGCCTGCAGGAACAACAGGACAACGGCCAGGCACACCAGCAACAGGTAATATGCGTTGGAATACAACAGACGAAGCATTAGAACATTATAGTGGCTCAACCGGCGGTTGGGTGCAATGGGCAGGTTCGGCACCAACTATTACTAGTATTTCTCCCACAACATCAATTGCAGCCGGTACATCAATTACCTTGAACGGTATTAATTTTCAAGCAGGTTCGGTAGTAAAATTAATAGGTACAGATGCAACTGTTTATAATGCAACTTCGACAACTTTTGTTAGTACAACAGAAGTTTCTTTTACAACACCCGATCTTCCAGTAGCAAATGAACCGTATGATGTTAAATTGATATTGCCAGCTGGTGGATTTTTTGTATTATCAGATATACTAGATGCAGGTGGAGTACCAGTATGGACAACGGCTGCTGGTAGTTTAGGAATTACTTATTGGGATGATCGCGAAGGCGACCCGCATTATACTTTAGTAGCAACTGATCCAGATGGACAAGTGGTTACATTTAGTACAGATACAGCAAATACAGCAATTCTTACATCAGCAGGACTAACATTAAATTCTGATGGTACAATTACAGGTGATCCGCCTAATACAACTACTACATATAGTTTTGATGCAATTGCAACTGATAGTACTGGGGTTAATTCAACAACTAGATCATTTGATATATCTGTAATAGTACCTCCTGCAGGAAATGCAGAATATATAACTGCTGGAAATTATACATGGATGGTACCAACCGGTGTAATTAGAGCGCATGTAGTTTGTGTAGGTGCCGGCGGCGGCGGTGGTATTGGCAACTCTGGATGTGCAGGCGCTGGTGGAGCTTTGGCTTGGAAGAATAGTATTACTGTTATTCCAGGTACTACCGCTACTATTGTTGTAGGTGCAAAAGGCACTTATTCTGGCTCCACAGGCATAGCGGGCGAAGATTCTTCGTTTACATTTGGTACTCATGTTACAACTGCTGGTGGTGGTACTGGAGGAGCGGCTGAAGGCGGTTCTGGAGGAACAGGAGGAACTCAGCAAAATTCTTATGATGGAGGCGGCACAGGCGGAGAAGGCGGTACCGATCCCGCTAACTATGGTGGCCCAGGTGGTGGTGGTGCTGGCGGATACTCAGGTAATGGCGGCGCCGGAGCGTCACCGACCGCAGCCGCAACCGCAGTCCATGGTACTGCTGGTTCAGGCGGTGGTGGTGGTGGTGGTGGCAAAGGTGGCCAAACTGAAATGGGTGGCGGTGGTGGTGGTGGCGTAGGAATCTATGGTGAAGGAGCAAACGGCGCCGGTGGTACTGGACAACCTCAGAATACTACTGTTGGTCAAGGTGGTTACGGTGGTTCGTCCGGTAGCAATGCCAGTGACGGCAGCGGCCCATCTGGCGGAAATGCTGGCATATATGGAGGTGGTGGTGGTGGACCACAAGGAGGAGGCGCCAGTGGAGAGGGTAGACAAGGCGCTGTTAGAGTTGTTTGGGGACCTAGTCGTTCATTCCCGTCTAATGCACCCCTAATATAAATTAAGTAGTAAAATATATTGACAATTCTTTATATATTATGTACAATTAATATATGAATATAATTAATGCATATCCCACACCTATAGGAACCTTTGAAATAGAGAATTGTGAATCTTTAAACAAAGGATTAACTGAATTCATATATAATATTAGAGCTATAGAAAAAGGTAGCAATTATCAACGTTCTATGGCAGGTCCTCAAGGTTATCATACTAAAGAGGATTTATTATCGCATGATAATCCTTTTATAATAGAATTTCATCAAAAAATTAGTGAAAAAATAATAGAGTATTACTCTACTATTACAGATGATCCTATGGGTCCTAATACTAAAATGGCATCATGGGGTATGATTTATGGCCCCGGAGATTATTCAACGCCTCATACCCATCCTTTAGCAGATATATCCTCAGTTTATTATTGTAAAGTGCCAGATGGTTTATTAAAAGAATGGCCTGATTCTATGCCGGGGGCATTTCATTATATAGACCCTAGACCAGCTTCTCGATGGGATATAAATTTTGCAACTAATTCTATAGAATCTATTCCTGCAAAAGAAGGCACTGGAGCAATCCATCCAGGATGGTTAGAACATTATGTAACACCTCATTATTTAAAAGATGACCGTATTGCTATAGCAACTAATGTTTTTATAGATCATGGAACATTTTTCAAATAGGATATTCTAAAGTCTAATAGTTTGATAAATATTCTATATAGTAGTCATTATATAGGATATAAATTATGCCAACTAGTAAACTTTTAGTAAACGAATTAGAACCAAATAGTGGTACAACTATTTCTTTAACTCCTGTAGATGGAATTATTGGTTCATTAGGTGGATATAGAAATACTGCATCAATTACAGCACATACAACAACAACAATTCCAACAGGAGAAAATGCTATTGTTGTAGGTCCTATTAGTGTTGCAACTGGTATAGATTGGTCTATTAATGGAACTTTAAAGGTATTATAAAATGAGTAGAATTAAAGTAAATGAAATAAGCACACTAACTGGAACAGATATAACAATTGAAACCGGTAAAACCATTACTGGTACTGCTTCCCAGTTTAAAATTACTGGAGGAACGGCAACTCAAGCATTGATAACAGATGGTTCGGGTGGCTTATCATTTGCTGATGTTACATCTGATCCAACAATGGGCGGTGACTTAACTGGTACTGCTTCTAATGCACAAATAGCAGCTGGTGCAGTTGGTACAGCAGAACTTGCAAATAATTCCGTGACATCGGATAAAATAGGAGTTGATGTTATTGTTGCCGAAGACATAGCGGCAAATGCCATCACTGTTGCAGAATTACAAGATGATGCAGTTACTACTGCTAAAATTGCAACCGATGCAGTCACAGCAAATGAAATAGCTGACAACAACGTTACACTTGA